AACTATGACTGGATTTCACTTTGGCAAGCGTAGCTTATACATCGAGAGCCGCAAGGCTGAGCGTCACTTAGGCTGGGGCTTTGCTGGCCAGTAACATACTGTAACACACTGTAACAATTCGTGAAGGATATACAATGGATATCGTAACAAATGTAAAGCTTCGGCTGGACGACCAATACTCTTTTTCAATCTCACAGGAGATGGCACCTCGCCACCTTGTAGAAGTGGCACTTGTCTACAGACGAGATGGCGTAGCCAAAGGCTTTGTTCCTTGTATGTATTGGGCAACAAGCTGGGTGGGCGAGGACTATGACGACGATGTCATCCGCCTTTTGAATGGGCATGATGTAGCAGATTTGCTATTGCTTGCCAAAGAATATATTTACACGAAGGATAATCGCTAATGAGTTACCCAGATACAATCGAATATGAACCCAGCTTTGCTGAAGAAGAAGCCATAGCCGAAAATAAAACCCAAGTCTTTAACGCTATGGTAGTCCTTACAGACTATGATGGCTTCTGTCAGAAGGGTATGGAGGTTTACTATGGCGACGACTACGAGCTAAAGATGACCGACCTAATGTATGAGAAGATACATGCCGCCACAGGCTTACCAGTCTGGAAGGTTCGGGACATTGCCCTAGACTTATGCGAGTCGCAGTATGTCCAAGGCTCTTGGCGGTCTAAGATTAATGGAATGTGGAAGGAGTTTGCCCGTGACTAAATCAAATGAAAAACAGATGGTGCTTGTCTCAGCAGAGACGCTGTGTGACCTGCACCTTGCAGCTTATGACTACGATTATAAGAAATACCCCACCACTGGCCAAGACATTATGGCGGCACAAAACGAAGCACGAAACGCCCTCTATGCCTGTGGCTGGTGGGGTCAGGGAGACGAGGACTAATGTTTACAATCATCGCCACCATTCTGGGCATCTTGTTTCTTGTGTTTCTCGCCATGACTATGTGGGAAGCAATCATGCAAGGCTTGATGCTCCTGATGTTAAACCCCGCCACGCTATTGACACTAATAGTTGTGTCAGTTATACTGGCAATTATATTTTGAAGGAGAAGGCCAATGGCTAAAAAGTATAGAGGCATAGCCACGATGTCTATTGACATGTTTGTAGAGTTCGACGAGGTAGATATACCGCTAGACATGGACGAGCATAGCTTTGCTGAGTTCCTGGCTCACACTGGTGAGTGGCAAGAAGAACATGCAAGCGGTGACTTTAAAATTTACGAAGTAATGGAGATTACAGATGACAAGACTATCACCTACCACTAACGCAATCTGCTGGGCAAGCGGTCACTTCCTGACCAACGAGTTGCCTACTTTGGCTTATGACAACATGAACGACAAGCAAGTGCTAAAGTATATAGCATTCCATGTCTGCGAACAATACGAGAATGACCTGCCCGAAGTTGTGTGGGACATGATTGAATGGCTCGCAGAAGATGCAGTAAATAACATTGACCGACTAACAGCAACCATATAGGAGAATAAATAATGGTAGTGGCCATACTAATTGATACACCAAAACAAACCATTGAAATCGTTGACTATTCAGGAGATTACAAGGACATCTACGGACTACTTGGGTGTGAGTTGTTCACCTCAGTATACCTTGAAGGCGTAGGCGAAGACACCTTGTATGTAGACGACGAGGGGTTGTATGTGGAGAACCAAGTGTTCTTCAACATCAAGGGTTGCCCTCAGCCATTGGCAGGGCGTGGCCTTATCCTTGGCACTGACGACGAGGGCGAAAGCATCGACTGTATGTCTAGCCTTGAGCAGATAAAGGACATGGTAACTTGGAGAGACGCCTCGCTGCCAGCACCCGAAGCTGGGTTCTTCGCAATGCCCTTGACCGATTACGATATGATGGAGGCATTCATGTCTGACGAAACTGACACCCTGACTGACGAAGAACTTCTATATGCACTGGGGGTTAAATAATGTTTGACATCCCTGTAACAATATCGTATATTGAAGTGGGCGTCCTGATGGGTGTCTGGCTAAACACAACCATCAATGTCTATAACTTTATGAAAGCACGGCATGACGGATGACAAGGAAAAGAAACACGAAGCACTGAGACGTTGGCTAATGGGCAATCAGTTGTCCCACCGACAGACCATTGACTTCCTTGACAAGCGGCCTGAGTTTAAGAATTGGCTGAAAGAATATTTTATTAAAGCATTTAACGAAAGGAGCTAGAGATGGCTCGCTATGAAGTAACATTTGTAATTGACACAGACCTAGAAGACGTAGGCACCCAACCTTGGTGGCCTTTGATTGGCGAGGAAGCAATGCCACTTGACTGGCTTGAGTATGTGATGGTGCGAGACTTAACAGAGGACGAGTATGTCCTTGACGTAGAGTTCGACCCTTACACAATCAACGTGGTTGACATGACCCAGCAGGAAGCTGTTATCCACCAACCCAACCTTCAATTAGTGGTGAACAATGACCAGAGCAAGCAAGAGGACGAAGGCGAACCAGACGAAACGCCGCCGCAACAGTAACGCACAGGCACTGTCTCAAGGACAGTTCCAACCACAAATAGTCCAGCCCAAGAAGGGCAAGGGAAGCTACACAAGAAAAGGAAACGCAGAAGATGCCGAATAAACACACGAAAATGTTCAAGCCTTGGTATGAGGATAACGCTCTAAGTATCTGGGAAACAAAGACAAATAGCCGTGGCCTCAAGGAGTCCACCAAGACCAAACACATTCGAGCCAATGCACATGACCGCCTTGGCAAGGAATGGGAACGTGAGCAAATCTGGAACGATGGGTATTAGAAATGATTGAGTTACTAGCAACACCGCTTATGTGTATGGCGTGTGTGCTGTGATTACACAGGGCATACACTGGGAGAGCAAGCCAGCCAAGAACAGGTGCCAGTTCAGTTGGTATTGTGATGGCATCTCTGACGAACCACGCAATGAAAAAGCGTTCATCCGCTCACAAGAGATTGCCGCAATGGTTCTCAACGGATGGACACATTCATTCGCTGACGGAGCAACACACTATCATGCAGACTATGTGATGCCAAGTTGGGCGCATACCTTTACCAAGGTGGCAACGATTGACAACCACATTTTTTATAGGTGGGACTGATGAGTAACCTATGGGAACAAGATAAGAAGCAACTCTTTAGAGACTTGTATCACCAGTATCTTGACGAAGGATACAGTCAGAAGGAAGCAAAGAAGATGGCACGAGAAGAGGCAAACGACCTGCACTCAGACAGCGTGAGCTTTGCCTTTGGTCTTTCTGAGCAGGAGCATGACGAATGAAACAGATGTCTCTTCGTAAGCTCAAGAAGATGGACGGGTTCTTTGGTAGGCTGTTTGTCTACGACGAGGACGCAGAGCAATGGCTTGAGCGTATGAAAATGAAGATGGGTTACGACTATGTCTATGACAAGCGTAAACAAAACGAAGGCGGTTCAAGTTTAATACTTGCCTACTTACACAAGGAGTGATATACAATGGACGAGAAAACACTTAAGCGACACCGTGATAATGTTCGACGTATTGCACAAGAACGCAGGAGAACAAAGGCGTGGCTTCAGAAGAAGCAGGACACGTTGAAGCGAGCTTGGTCTAGGTTCCACCCGATGGAGCTTGACCCCGACAATCGCATCTGGTATTATGATGGCGATGGAACGAAACGATATAAAGAAACAGACGAGGTTTACAATGACTAAGACAGACAAGCAAAAGAAAAAAGCAATCCGCCGCAAGGCAATCACAATGCAGAATAATTCTGACCGCAAGATAACAATCACAGAAGCAATCAAAGAGGTTTCAAATGTATCGAATGATGTATAAGACACAAGGGTGTGGCGCTGCGTTCATGGAGAACGTCCAAGACAGGGACGAGTTCCTCCGCTTTCGTGCCTTATTGGCTAAGGGCATGGGCTTCACGACTGAGACAGTAAACAACAAGCTCTTCATCTATGACGAGGGCAAGGAGTTCGGAGTATATTATGCCGCCAACAAATGAGGCACAGGCAACAAGCAGAGGTGAGTGTGGGTCTTGTGGCTCATCCGATGGCAACGTCCACTACGACGATGGCCACGCCTACTGCTTTGTCTGCGAGAAGTTTACACCATCACCCAACCAAGAAGGACACACACCAATGCAAAACACAGTTGTAAACCTACCTACAGCACAGGCCACTGCTACCCTGTCCCAGGGTCAGTTCTCTGCCATCCCTGACCGCAGCATCAGCCTAGAAGCTGCAAAGACTTATGGCGTCACACAAACAGACGGCAAGCACATCTACCCATACTACGACATCAACGGCAATCACGTTGCCAACAAGGTGCGGCACGTTGCTAACAAGCAATTCAATGCGGAGGGCGTCATGCCCCATGCCACCTTGTTCGGCCAACAATTGTTTGGTCGGGCTGGTAAGTTCATTACCATCTGTGAGGGTGAGCTTGATGCACTGTCTGCCTATCAGATGATGGGTAGCAAGTGGCCTGCTGTGTCTGTTCGTAACGGCGCACAGTCTGCAGTCAAGGATTGCAAGGCACAGTTCGAGTGGCTCAACAAGTTCGAGAACATCGTGCTATGCTTTGACAACGACGAACATGGCGCAAAAGCGGCTGCTTCAGTGGCTCAGTTGTTCGAGCCTAACAAGTGTAAGATTGTCAAGCTACGGGCTAAGGATGCCAATGAGTATCTCAAGCACGGCAAGACCGAAGAGTTCATGCAGCGTTGGTGGGATGCACAGCCACACACTCCAGCAGGTATCGTAAGCCTCAAGAACTTTGAGGGGCTGTATGAAACAGATGACAAGGAGAGTGTGCCTTACCCTTACGAAGGCTTGAACGAGATGCTGTATGGGATGCGGACTGGTGAGCTTATCACCTTCACTGCTGGCACTGGTGCTGGTAAGTCAAGCATCATGCGAGAGCTAGAGCATCACCTGCTCAACAACTCCAAGCACAACATCGGCATCGTCAGCCTTGAGGAGAACGTCAAGCAGACCATCTTCCACCTCATGTCGGTAGAGGCAAGCAAGCGTCTATACATTGAGGAGATACGAAAGCTTATCCCACAACAACAACTAGACGAGTGGGAGCAAGCCACCGTAGGTACAGGCCGTGTGTTTGCATTCGACCACTTCGGCTCCATCCAGACGGACGAGATACTTGCTCGTATTCGTTACATGATTAAGGCTCTTGACTGTAAGTATATTATCCTTGACCACCTATCCATCTTGGTATCAGGTCTTGAGGGTGACGACGAGCGGCGCAACATTGACAAGATGATGACCAACCTACGCTCTCTTGTAGAAGAGACACAGTGCTGTGTCCTGCTTGTCTCCCACTTACGCCGTGCCTCTGGTGACAGGGGTCAGGAAGAAGGCAAGGAGATTAGTCTGTCTATGCTACGTGGCTCACACAGTATCGCTCAGATTAGTGACGCCGTGATTGCAATGGAGCGTGACCAGCAGGCTACCGACCCCATCGTAGCCAACACAACCACAGTGCGTGTCCTTAAGAACCGCTATGCTGGTGAGACTGGTGTCGGTGCTTACCTGTTGTATGACCGTGACACTGGCCGCATGACAGAGATTGACGACCCTAACAAGGAAGACTTTGACACTGTAGAAACAGGAGGTTATCTATAATGGATTTTGAACTAAGAGCAGAGTGTGAGGACTGTGGTTGGATAGGTTTGGATATTGACCTTGAGCTTAAGGATGTGATACAAGAGCCATATTTTTCCCAGAAAGAGGGAGACATTCTCAAGGAAGCGTTGATATTTGTGGAAGAAGTAAACAAGAAGATGGGGAGGTCGGGCGTTAACCTTCGTATATACGAGTCTGAGGTTACTCTGGAGTCAATAGAAAAAGGTCTTTTGCCTTACGGTCTTCCACATGAACACTGTCCCAAGTGTAATTCATTTGAAGGCATAGTAGACCCAGACGAAGACCCTCACCTATCTTGCTACTCGTATCCAAACTGCGACCTCGCACCAACAGGATGCGTGGTGGAGATGGGCGATGACGTAGAAGAGTTTGGCTTCAAAGACTAAAGGAGATTGTCAATGATTATAGAATTAAAGCCTAAGTATAACATGGAACAAGTAGATATACTTGGTAGACTCTTTGCAATCTTAGATGTTGCAGAAGATAGGGGATTAACAATTACCGCCCTTGATAACAAGGGTGAGGAGATAACAGAGCAGAGTGTAATGGACGGTATGTTGCCCTCAACAAAGGAGGTTTTAATATGAACCAGCTTAAACCAATCGTAGGTAGCGTAAACATTCCCTTCTCACGAGAGAGGTATGAGCGCTCAGACAACAAGGCTAAGCAGTGGGTGATTGATTACTTATCCACACAAGGCCATACAATTTTAGACACGGAAGAAGATTTTTCTGTTGACATCAAAAGCGAGTTGGATTATACTAAGTTCTTCAACGAGGCGGAGATAAAGTATGGATGGAAAGGTGATTGGAATCCTAATTGGAAAGAGATACGAATACCTTACCGCAAACATAAACTTATTAATGCAGTAGCAGACAAGGGTGTCTTACACTTCTACATCATACGACCTGACATGAAAGCAGCGTGGCGTATTAGTGGTGACACAGCATCTAAGTCAGTAGTTAAAGAAGCACAAGGTGGACGCATCCTACAGGGTGAACAGTTCTTCCACGTACCTTATCAAGAAGCGGAGTTAATTGAAGTATGAAAAGATTAGTAGTAGACATTGAAACAGACAGCCTAGATGCTACTACTATTTATTGTATTGTAGCTAAGGACATCGACGAAGACCGCATCTACACTTACAAACCAGACCACGTTCACCACGCCAAGAATCTTATTGAGAGTGCAGACATTGTTATCATGCACAACGGGGTGTCCTTTGATGCTCCTGTCCTCAAGAGATTGCTTGGTGTGGAGATACCACTGGCTAAGATACGTGACACACTAATCATGTCGCAGCTTGCCAGCCCAGTGCGAGAAGGTGGTCATTCACTTGACGCTTGGGGTAAGACACTTGGCTTCGGGAAGATAGACTTCCACGACTTCTCAGGTTACACAGACGAGATGCTTAAGTATTGCATCAGGGATGTAGACCTAACAGCTAAGGTGTATAAGGCTCTTGTCCCTACACTCAAGGGCTTCTCTGCTCGTAGCATTAAGCTTGAGCATCAGATTCGTGCAGTGGTTGACAAGCAAGAACAGAACGGCTTCACACTTGACGTGAAAGAAGCTATGTTACTTGTAGCAAAACTATCAGACGAGTCTCACAAACTTAGAGAAGAACTTCAAGAAGTCTTTAAACCTATTACAGAGATTAGAATATCTGAGAAGACAGGTAAAAGATTAAAGGATAAGGTTACTGTGTTCAACCCAGGCTCACGCCAACAGATTGCACAACGCCTTATGAACTTGGGTTGGAAGCCTAAGAAGTTTACTGAGAAGGGACAGCCGATTGTCGGTGAAGAGATTCTTGAGAAAATCGACATCCCTCAAGCTCAGTTGATTGCTACATACCTCACACTTGAGAAGCGTGTGTCCCAGATTAAATCTTGGATTGATGTAGCAGACGAGAACGACAAGGTACACGGCAGGGTTATGACGCTGGGTACAATCACTGGTCGTATGTCTCACTCGTCACC